GACTAAGATCCAGTCCACCTTCTAGTGTGACCAGTCTCTTATTCTATTGGTTAATGTCTCAGCATTGTCTGCCGATACATTAACCATATGTTACTAATCTTGTCTCTCTCTGTTCCATTTACTAAGAAAACTTGCTTCCATTACCATCCAAATCTGCTCACGTTCTCACATATTCTTGTTGTTATATCCACACTCGCACTCGGTACCCGTGTACCTCCATGCTTCATACTCTCGTCTTCCTCTACTGCACTTCTTTGTTCTACATACTTCGGTATTTCCTCATCCACCATCTCATTTTCCAACCGGCTCTCCCTCCTCTCTGGTTAATGAATAGCTCTTCTAGAAGCACTCTGACGTCTCCCATACTGGACTCACTCTTTAATTTACCCATCGGCACCAACTCATCTGCCACTGCACTTCTTGTTAACGCATCGCAGTGTATACCGTCATAGGTTATTCCTATTATCTTATCATGTTCCACTCCTTTTGTACCAATCCCATATGCTTCATTTATTCTTTTATCATATATGACTACACCGTATCCTAGATTTGCTATAAATAGAGCAGCTGGCTCTATCTCAAACCAGTCCTTTTTCTCTTGTTCTCTCCTCAAATACTCCACTAACTCATTGCCAGTTAGATTGTGTCCTTGCTCCCTTAGGCCTTCACATAATGCATGGGCTACACACAACCCGTCTCCGACAACGTGTTTTACCTTTAGCTTCGTCCCCTCGGCAGTGACTTCTCTTATGAATGTATCAATTCCTTTAAATCCAAAGCTCTCTGCTATATTTCTCATGAAGCTTATCTTTGGGGGTTTCCTTGCTTTCCGCCCACCCCTATTCAATTTGAGTGTTGCGTCCATGTCATCTTCATCTTTATTATCTTTCCCCTTTTCAGGATTTACTCCGGCGTCAGCCTTTGTCTTCTCTTTCTTACTCTCACCACTTTTCTGTCTCTCTTCTTTCTCCATTCTTTCTTCTCGCTCTCTCTGTGCCCTTTCTTTTTGTTCCTTGCTCTCATTTTCCATTCCTAGATACGTCCTCAAAAAATCCAATCTCTCCTTTTCAATTGTTTCACTTCCAACTCTTGGTTCATATTCTTCTTTCCAGTTTGTCTCACGATACACTTCTTCGTACACACCATATCCTCCTTCAATCTTAGCCATTGTTCTATGGCTAACCATTTCCAGTCCTATTTTCTGTATTGCGTTATATCCACAAAATATCATTATCTCTTCACTGAGTCCATAAACATCCATCCATAGCCTTAGGTTGTATACTTCACTCTTGTTCCATGTTGTTGCTCCCCAGCTCGTGCTTGTTATATTCCCTTCCTTGCCAATTGCCTTAGTACAATTCTCGTTCCAAATCCTGCCATAGTATGCACTAAAGCATAGATTCTTCAAGTCTCTCAATTTCTCCCTCTCTTCCTTGGCTTTTGGGTCAGCACACTTCATCATATCTGAGCTCAACTTTTGAAAGAGCATCTTGATGTCTGCATTTCCCAGAATTTCCGTTCTCGTGTCTAGGTGCTCCATCACTTTGCTGTAATATTTGTTTCCTCCTCCGTAGTCATAGAATCCTGCCTCCCTCAGAAGACTGTCTCCAACAGAACATCCTACTGTGTTAGTCACATTCCTATTCAACTCCTTGTTTGCTAGCCCAAACTCATCAGCAACATGAAACAACATGTTTATCATCTCCATCCCTGAAGCCCAATCGCATATTAGTTCTCCAAGTGAACAAGCCAGATTTGTAGGCTTATTTACCATATCCAGTCTTGACAAATTTGAGTCAGTCAACACGCTTCTACAGCCACGTGTCTCTGGGCAGTCAATTGTAATTGAGTACTCCTTTAGGCCCATTTTCATCAGTCCATTTGACCAACTCCCCCAGCCACGTGTTACTCTGAAAGCTCTAATTAGATTTTCAGTTGCGCCCAGCTTGCAAGCTAGTGACAATAGTGCCTTCCACCACCTCTCAGGAGTAGGCAACTTCTTGTTTATTTTCCTCCCTGGTGACCCGACATATCGCACGTCACACTCAGGTACTGATATACACCCATATACACATGTCTTATCTTCTACTTTGCAGTTAACTGATGGGTACTCAAGAGAAGATAGCATACTCACCAACATCTCAACATCACTCAAGTAATCAATATCTATAATGCAGCTATTTTCACCCATCTGTCCAACCTTTGTCCTCTTATCGCCTGGTATGTACTTAGGTAGGTTCTTAGAACACTGGAATTTGCTTCCTTCTACACTGTATCCCACACCTAATGTTCTTAGGATCAGCACACCCTTCACAAACAACATTGTATAATTCTCTTTGCCTGATATGGCATCCAATAACCCACTCATGGTAACTGGGTCGGTTTCTGACATCCCCATGTTGGGTAGCCACTCAATTAGACTACTTGTTATGGATCCTGCTTTTGAAAAGTCAACACCTAAGTCTGTCCATCCCACAGTCTCTTGCTCCCCTCTACCATTTACTGGGTCTACATATAGTGTGAAGTCACCATCAACAAACCATTCTAATTTCATCTCTTTCTTTCCGACTAAACTCCCTTTTCCACTACCTGATATCTTCTTTATCTCATGACGAACCTCAATTTCTGGGCATCCGTTTTTGAACTTACCCAACATCGGTCCTTTATGCGTTCCTATTATCACTCTTTCTTTAGGTGAAAATAACATTCCATCGTACTCTACTCCATTCCATTCTTTTCCACCCATCTTTAAACTTGTCTTAATTACACGCTCAATCGTTCTCATGTGATTCTCTATCTTATTCCCATCATCTCTCTCCTCAGCTGACATCGTCACTATCCCCCCTGACATCTTGAATTACTCTGAAACACTAAGTCTATTGTCTTTGCACTAGTATTCAAGGCGTTGTAACCCTCACCAGGGATTGTAACTTCTATGCACCTAACTGTTTGGTTATCGACTTAATCTGTTGTCTGTGTTCTTAGCCACTTGAGTGTATGCGTTTTAACCCTCGCCAGGGATATTTCCTACTGCTAACCAAATTGTTTGCTCTTACTTGTTACTCTTGGCTTAAGCTCGTGTCTATATTCTTAAGCTCTTGGGAGTATGCGTTTTAACCCTCGCCAGGGATATCCTTTCAGGGATATTTTCTATTTCTAACTAGATTGCCTTATCTCGTTTGTACTGCACTTGTTAGTAACTTAGAATAAGAAACTAATCGGATTCCCAATTTCGTTCTTATTC